ATGACTGATAGTGACCTAAAACGATTCAAAGGCGCTCACGGGCTTTTATATGAGCAAGAACTAGGATTGCAAGCAACGATATTTGATATTTAGAGGTGGCACATGGAAATAGAAATTAAATTTAACGAAACGTTTGAGGCGCCTATGGGCTCGCCTCGTCCACGCTTTCGTAATACAGGTAGATTTGTTCATACTTACATGCCAACGTCTTACACAAAGCATAAAGCGTATATACAAGGGCAAATGCCTAAATTGAATCTAGAGCATGCGCTAAAAATCGAATTAGACTTTTACTTTCCATTGCTTAAATCATGGTCGAAGAAAAAGAAAAGCGAAATGGTTGGACAGTATAAAGTGACTAAGCCGGATATCGATAACTTAATTAAAACAGTATTAGATGCTTGTAATGGTCATGTATGGAAAGATGACAACCAAATTACAGAAATAACTAGCTCAAAGCGTTATGGACTAGAACCAAAAATAATCATGAGAGTTGAGGAAGTGATCTAATGCAACAACAAGCATATATAAACGCAACGATTGATATAAGGATACCTACAGAAGTAGATTATCAGCATTTTGATGATGTGGATAACGAAAAAGAAGCGCTGGCAGATTACTTATATAACAATCCTGACGAACTACTAGAGTATGACAATTTAAAAATTAGAAATGTAAATGTAGAGGTGGAATAAATGGCGGGCATAAAAACGAAAGTGAGAATAGACGGTAAGTTGATGACGCTTATTGATGTATCGGATAAGTACGATATCAAAGTATCGACATTGATTACTAGGTACGACAGAGGGGCGAGGGGGAAAGATTTAATACAAAATGTAGTAAAGCCTAAGAAAGTAAAGGTTGACGGCAAAATGATGACTGTTAGCGAATTAGTTAAAAAGTACAACCTAAGCAAAGGACTACTTAATTACAGAATAGCAAAAGGGCTAACGGGCGATGCGCTTATTGCGCCACCACAAGAAAAACTCCCTTCTAAATACACTGAATATGAAAATGAGCAGATGAAAAAGAAAGGACTCACGCCAGAAATAGTTAGAAACAGAGTAGCAAAGGGTTGGGAGATGTCAGAAGCAATTGATGCACCTTTCGGCATGAAGCTAAACGACTATAGAGAAATACAAATAACAAAAGCTTTGGAGCGAGAGCGTGAAATGGCTAGGCAACGACGTAAAGAAGCTGAACTAAGAAGAAAGAAGCCACATTTATTTGATGTACCACAAAAACATTCACGTGATCCGTACTGGTTCGATGTCACTTATAACCAAATGTTCAAGAAATGGAGTGAAGCATAATGAGCATCATCAGTAACAGAAAAGTAGATATGAATGAAATGCAAGACAACGTTAAGCGACCAGCGCACTACACATACGGCGATATTGAAATTATAGATTTTATCGAACAAGTAACGGCACAGTATCCACCTCAACTAGCATTCGCAATAGGTAATGCAATTAAATACTTGTCTAGAGCACCGTTAAAGAATAGTCATGAGGATTTAGCAAAGGCGAAGTTTTACGTCGATAGAGTATTTGACTTGTGGGAGTGATGACCATGACAGATAGCGGACGTAAAGAATACTTAAAACATTTTTTCGGCTCTAAGAGATATCTGTATCAGGATAACGAACGAGTGGCACATATCCATGTAGTAAATGGCACTTATTACTTTCACGGACATATCGTACCAGGTTGGCAAGGTGTGAAAAAGACATTTGATACAGCGGAAGAGCTTGAAACATATATAAAGCAACATGGTTTGGAATACGAGGAGCAGAAGCAACTAACTTTATTTTAGAGGAGATGGAAATGATGAAAATCAAAATTGAAAAAGAAGTGAACTTGCCTGAACTTATCCAATGGGCTTGGGATAACCCCAAGTTATCAGGTAATAAAAGATTCTATTCAAACGATGTTGAACGCAACTGTTGTGTGACTTTTGATGTTGATAGCATCTTATGTAATGTGACTGGATACGTATCAATTAACGATAAATTCACTATTCAAGAGGAGATATAACAATGAAAATCAAAGTAAAAAAAGAAATGAGACTAGATGAATTAATTAAGTGGGCATGGGATAACCCTGGATTAGCAACAGGAAGAAATTTTTATCCACAAACCAAGAGTGATATTGATTATAAGTGCTTCTCTCTTTATGACGGAAGAAATTGTATCATAAAAGGTTTTGTATCAGCTGATGATACTTTTGAAGTCGAATTTGAAGAAGATATTACAGAAGAGACTAAGGTTGATAGGTTGATTGAATTATTCGAGATTCAAGAAGGAGACTATAACTCTACACTATATGAGAACACTAGTATAAAAGAATGTTTATATGGCAGATGTGTGCCTACTAAAGCATTCTATATCTTAAACGATGACATGACGATGACATTGATTTGGAAAGATGGGGAGTTGGTAGAATGATGCAAACCTATAAAGTAAGTCTTTGTATCAAGTTCTTAGTATCTAAATGTGATTACAAAATAAAAAAGCATTATTTTGTGCAAAGTATAAATGAGGAAGAAGCTAAGAATATGGCATTAAAACTGACTCGTAAAAAACTCCCATTCAAAACTGCAAGCATAGAGGTCGAAAAAGTGGAGGTAGTAGAATGATGCCGAAATATCGAGTATGGGACACCGAAACAAAAAAGATGTGTGAGGTTGTGGCGTTAGATCTTCACAATAGCGAAGTTAGTTATTCAACTAAAGAAAATGAATACGGCAAGGTTATAAAGGAGTTTATAAAGACTGAGAAAATGGCAGATGTAGAACTTATGCAGTCAATTGGTATAAATCTGTGGGGAAGAGAATTATACGAGGGCGATATATTAAAAGTCGTATCAACGAAACTGTGGGGCATCGAACGGGATAAAACATACATTTATTTAGATGCTACAGGCGTAGTCACTCGAAACGCTATTGGCACTATAATTGGCGACGTACATCTATTGAGAGTTTTTGAGGCTGAAGAAGTTCGTGAAATGCCAACTATTGAATACTTGGGCAATAAGTTTGAAAATCCGGAGTTACTGGAGGAGATAGAATGAACTATGAAACAGGGTTCCAACTAGGTGTAATGGAAGCTAGGTTGAAGAAGATGAGAAAACAACGTGATGCGTGCAAGAAGCAACGTGATGAGCTTATCGTGGATATAGCTAAGTTAAGAGAGCGCAACAAAGAGCTGGAGAACATGTGGCGCACAGTCAAAAATGAATTGCTTGGAAGATACGAATTTTACCGTTTTAGACTTAACGAACTACAGATTGAGAGTAGAGCGAACAAGGCAGTAGCTATAAACATGGGAGCTAAAATCAACGCAAGTGCTATATTGTACCGAATGGACAAATTAGACGGAACAAATGAGTTCTACGAATTTTTAGGACAAATGGAGGATGACACTAATGAATAACCGTGAACAAATAGAACAGTCCGTTATAAGTGCTAGTGCGTATAACGGCAATGACACAGAGGGATTACTAAAAGAGATTGAGGACGTGTATAAGAAAGCACAAGCGTTTGATGAAATACTTGAGGGTTTACCTAATGCTATGCAAGATGCACTCAAAGAAGATATTTATCTTGATGAAGCAGTAGGGATTATGACGGGTCAAGTTGTCTATAAATATGAGGAGGAACAGGAAAATAACTAACACATTAACAATTGATCAGTTACAAGAGTTATTACAAATACAAAAGGAGTTCGACGATAGAATACCAACTAGAAATTTAAATGACACAGTAGCTAGTATGATTATTGAATTTGTAGAGTGGATTAACACACTTGAGTTTTTTAAAAATTGGAAGAAACAACCAGGTAAGCCACTAGATACACAATTAGATGAGATTGCTGATTACTTAGCTTTCAGTTTGCAATTAACTTTGACTATTGTTGATGAAGAAGATTTGGAAGAAACTACTGAGGTTATGGTTGATTTGATTGAAAATGAAGTTACTTTACCTAAACTACATTCAGTTTATTTTGTTCATGTAATGCATACACTAACAGAACAATTTGTAAAAGGTATTGATAATAGCATTGTACAAGTTTTAATAATGCCGTTTTTGTACGCCAATACTTACTATTCTATCGACCAACTCATTGACGCATACAAAAAGAAAATGAAAAGGAATCATGAAAGACAAGATGGAACAGCAGACGCAGGAAAAGGATACGTGTAAAGACATCTTAGATCGAGTCAAGGAGGTTTTGGGGAAGTGACGCAATACTTAGTCACAACATTCAAAGATTCAACAGGAAAACCACATGAACATTTTACTACTGCTAGAGATAATCAGACGTTTACAGTTGTTGAGGCAGAGAGTAAAGAAGAAGCTGAGCGCAAATACGAGGCACAAGTTAAAAGAGATGCAGTTATTAAAGTGGGTCAGTTATTTGAAAATATAAGGGAGTGTGGGAAATGACGGAGGTTAAAATTAAAACTATTTCAGATAGAGTTTATTACACAACAACAGATCTAGCTTCTGACGATTATATTAATCTTGTTATGAATCTAGTGATTGAGGATTTTCTTCCGGTCAAAGATGTGTTCAACAATGAAGTATGGGTTAAAAGAGATGAGATTGAATCATTTACATTTATTAAGGAGGCAAACGATGATTAACATACCTAAAATGAAATTCCCGAAAAAGTACACTGAAATAATCAAAAAATATAAAAATAAAACACCTGAAGAAAAAGCTAAGATTGAAAATGATTTTATTAAAGATATTAATGATAAAGACAGTGAATTTTACAGTCCTATGATGGCTAATATGAATGAACATGAACTAAGGGCTATGTTAAGAATGATGCCTAGTTTAATTGATACTGGAGATGACAATGATGATTAAAAAACTTAAAAATATGGATTGGTTCGATATCTTTATTGCTGGAATACTGC